AAAAGGAGAGAGTTAGAGATTGCTTTTGAAATTATGGATGTTGACGGGGCCGACTAAAGAGACGGAAAAAAGTTTACATAAAGAGACGGAAAATGTCTCACATAAAGGTGTAAAATGCTTACCTGCTCCTGATTTGTAAACTTACGTGCGCGTAAGGTTTCAAATTTGTAAAATTACACACGAGTAATGTTACATCCGGGTAAGGTTTCATAGTGTATAATAGATTAGCAGATTATGTCGGATTTTGTTGGGCTAAATTTAGAATTTAATGATTTTGATCGTCTTTTGCGTCAAGATGATCTTATTGAAACGCCTGTGCCAATTCAAGTATTTGTTCAGGATAAAAAATATTTAGGATTACCACCCTTGTCAGATATACAAGAAGAAATTGTAAAACACAGTACACAAATATTTAAAGAAAAGACACTGCTATCTATACACGGGGAGAAAGCAGGGCGTGAACATTATAAAAAATATACTGATAATGAAGTTATTTGCATGTTGGGCAAAGGTTCAGGGAAAGATCATTGTTCAAGAATTTCAATCGCTTATACAGCGTACCTACTCCATTGTTTAAGGGATCCTCTAAATTATTTCGGTAAAGCGCATGGAGTATATATAGATCTTCTAAACCTTGCCGTAAATGCGCAGCAAGCGCAAAGGGTTTTCTTTGAGCCATTGAAAAATCTTTTGTTGCAGTCTCCATACTTTAATGAAGTAGGATTTGAACCAAGAGTTTCAGAAATATTTTTCTTTTCAAGACCAGTAAGATGTTTCTCAGGTCACTCTGAAAGTGAAGGTTGGGAAGGATATGAAGTATTGACTGTGGTATTGGATGAAATTGCGGCTTTTAAAACAGATGCGGAATTAAAAGGAGAAATTAGGTCAAAGGGTTCTGCGTCAGCAATTTATAATATGAGTAAATTATCTGTTATGTCTCGTTTCCCAGAAGTCGGTAAAGTAATTCTTTTGTCATTCCCTCGATACAGAGGTGATTTTATTGAGCAGCGTTATTATGGAGCTCGAGAAAAACAAGAGCCAAAAACTTGGTTTATAAAAGCTGCTACTTGGGAAGTAAATCCAACGATTAAGAGAGAGCAATTGGAATCTGAATATGTTAGAAATCCGATTGAGGCAGCGGCAAGATTTGAATGTAATCCACCGAATATGGAAGACGCATACTTTAGAGATCCAGATCTAGTTAGAAAAGCCTTTACATATGGTGAAGACCCAACTAATGAAGATGGTACATTTAAAAAATGGTTTAATAGTACAGATCAACATATTAGATTTATTCATGTTGACTTAGCTCTTAAAAGAGATAGAGCTGCATTAGCATTAGTTCATTCTCCTGGATTAAAGGAAGTCAAAACTTTAAATGGCTCGGAAAAGCTTCCGGTAATCAATGTTGATTTAGTTTATTCTTGGGAGGCCGGTATGAATCAAGAAATTAATTTTTCTGCAATTCGACAATTAATTATTGATTTATGTAAAAAATTTGATGTGGCTAAAGTTACATTTGACAGATGGCAATCTATTGAAATGATACAAAGCTTAAGATCATTAGCCATAAACGCTGATTTTCACAGCGTTAAAAAAACAGATTATGATACCCTAACATCTGCTATTTATGATGGTCGATTGCGCGGGTATTGGAATGAGTTATTGGTTGAAGAAGAACTCCTAAAATTACGTTTGTTTTCAAATAATAAAATTGATCACCCATCATCTGGGTCAAAAGACTTAGCTGATGCTATCGCTGGTTCTGTTTATAATTGCATAGAAAATATTTCCGTAAGCACCGAGATCGAGATTGAATTTTTAAAACCGGATAAATACTATGAAATAGATGAGGAAATGCCCGAATTTGGCACTGTTTCAATGTATAATGGTTCTACAGGAAAATTCGAGCGGGGATTTTCTAAAGAAAAATCGGAGGCGAATAAATGGCTGGAAACCCTATAGAAGATGTACAGGCAACACCTGAAGAAATTGCAGTGGTATTGTCTGGTGAATTGCAGAAAGCTCTTCTTCAATTGGTCGCATTGAAAATTGAGAACGATAAGCTCCATCAAAAGTTGAAGGAACTGACCGAGAATACTAGCAAGCCTTCCACAAAATTTTAAATTCTTTTCAAAAAAAAATTGTTTTGCCCCTGTTTTGGGTTGGTCGTGTGCTACTGTTCTTCTTGCTGGCATTCCGTCAGTGAAATAAAAAAACCAACATCAAAGTATGGAGAAAAATATGGCAATCAAGATGAATAAAGTTGATAGTTTCCCTGAAATTACAAGAGCAGGGAGACAGTCTGAGGATTTGCAAGCAATTGTTAATGCTTTGCACGAATCAGCAACTAGTGGACAAAAGTTTAGCCTAAATGTTGAGCCAGGTAATCCCTATAACTCAATGCAGCAGAGAATTCGTGCGCAGGCTAAAAAGTATGGATACAAGATTATCATTAGATATGATTCGGCTACAAAGACGCTTTTCTTTAAGGCTAATCGTGGTGGTAATGCTTCTGTTCCAACGGTTGATGTAAAGAACAAGGTTAGCACTACCGTAAAGTCCAAGTAATCAATCAATAAAAAAATAAAAGATTTTTTTGAGTGGGGCGAAAGCCCCACTTTTTTTTTGCTATAATGATAATGTGCTAACAACGGAAAATCAAAGTATTGAGATTACGCCCGATCAAATACAATCGTGGTGTCCTATGATTTCGCTGCCGTGTTATAATCGTGAATTGACTGAGCCATTTATGATGTCTTTAATACAGTCAACAATGTACTTTAAACAAATCGGATTGCGCTTCGCTATTAGTACCGTAAGTGATTCATTAATTAGTCGAGCCCGGTGTAACCTTGTTGCTAAGTTTATGGCCAATGAACAGTTTACACATTTGTTATTTATTGATGTTGATCTTAAATTTAATTATAATGATATACTAAAACTTCTCTGGCATGATAAAGATGTGATTACGGGAGCTTATCCAATTAAAGATATTAGTTGGGATAAAGTACATAAAATGGTACAAGATGGTGTGCCAGCAGATAAACTTGCACAAAAAGCAACGCGATTTGTTGTAAATCCAGTTAATGTTGGTCAAAATAAAATTGAGACTGATAACGGTGCAATTTCCGTCTATGATGCGGGAACAGGATTTATGCTAATAAAAAGAGAAGTCTTTACTAAGATGTTTGAGCACTACCCAGAGTTAAAGTTTAATGACGATACCGGAAGTTTAAAAGACAAAGAAAAAGACTATACCTACGCCTTATTCAATTCTTATGTGGATAATGATCAAAAAAGATTTTTATCTGAAGATTACGGATTTTGTCGCTATTGGCAAAAGATGGGCGGTAAAGTTTGGGTTGATCCTGCTGTTGAGCTTGAGCATTTAGGTCATTTTGTATACAAAGGAAATATGATTGACTATCTTATTGATATTTCCCAAAAGCATTCCGAAAATGAGAATGCCATAAAGTCCGTATAAGGCTTTAATAAATATATTAAAATTTCCTAAAAAATTGGCTAAACGCCAATGGTATTATTACAAAGCTGTATTATTACACCGGATTGTGAGCTAATTTTTTAGTTAAGCTCTTGGCCGGCTTTTAAAGCTAAAACAAAAGATAATTGCCGGGATTTAGTGATCCGTTGTTTTCGCCATTGATCGCGCCTTATTGCCGACCCAAAAGAAATCTCAGAAATCTGTTTTTTGAGGTTTTTTTTGACGTGTTGGCGTGGTAGTCTGTTGAGACAAATGCGACACCATTACCTACGCAATACATCACAAATTGTCTCAACAATTGTGTGGCGTATTGCGTCGCGTATTGTATCGCACAATTTATCCGATAAAACAACACATCAAGGTTAGGGGAAAAGTATGGATTTGGCTATTTTTGACGCTTTGATAGGGTTATCTATCAAAGACAACAAAAAAGATTGGGGCAAGGTGATAAAATTTGTTGCCGTTGAGACTGACGGTAAAACAAATGTTTTCGCTGTCCTTTCATCTTTGACTGAGAGTGGCAAAAACAAAGCAGTTTCGCTCAAGTTTTTGTCTGAGTTATTGGCTTCACAAAAGATTTACCTACGTCGCAAAGATGACGGTAAATTTATTATTGTGGCTTATCCTGATGGTCACAAATACGCAAAGCGTGTATTTTCAGGTAAGCGTATTCATCGCTCTACGGTTATGGGTATGGGTACAGGTATCAGTAATAACGCGCAAATTGGTGATGAAACAATCAACATTTCATCTCACGTTGCGTCTAATGAAAACACAAAAATTCGCATACGCGACATTGGAGAAAGGAAATAAGATGAATAACAACGTCAGTAAAGTTGGAGAACTAGCAATAGAAATATTCAAGTTTGACCACACTTATTATTTTTCAGATGATTTTCGTGTTTGGTCAAGTGGAGAAAATGTCAAAAAGAAATTGATTGACAAAGCAACCACTATGAATTTATCTATTCAAGATAAATTGTTTATGATTAGTGTATTCCAATCGCTATGGGATGAGAATTATGAGAATGATTTCTCGTCAATCAATAGTGAGCATATTCATTGGCCATACAAATCAAGTATGTATCAAATTGCCGGAATTACAAAAGATATACTTCAATATTCACCAATCCAATAGAAAGGTAAAACAACAATGGAAAACGAACAAGAACAACAAAAAACCGACCAACAAGTAAGGGATAGCATTATGCAAAATGATGTATCTTCATCTGACGACATTACTATCGTCAATGAAGAAGATTTGGTTTTTGTCGGCCGAACGAAAAAGCCAAAAGTAAAGCTTTACTTTGATGGTGGTACTTATTTGACTAATTATCCACATCACCGTGATGGTTGGACAAAAGTTGATTGGGACTTTTATGCTTCGCTTGTGCGAATGAAAGTCGCAAGGAATACGCGAAAAAACAAACTTACGGTTCTTGATGACATCAAGGAATTCCGTATGATTCCGACAAAAGAAGCAAATGAACTTTGCCAATATCTTTATGACAACGATTTGCTTTTTGTTGTGTATGAAGGTGATGAAATAAGGAGGAAAAGTCTTGGGTGAGTTTTCAGAAAATGTAAAGAAACAACTTCTGAATGAGCTTGAGAATTTGACGCGATCAATGGATATTCCATTGGCTCGACAAAAAGATCCGAATTGGCTATTGCGAAACGCAGACATAAATAATCCGGGTCACAAAAACCTTGACAAAATTATTCGTATTTGTAAATTTCTAATCTCAAAGGAGAACAACAATGAGTGAAATACAGCAAGAATGGAAAGAATGGGAAAATCTTGGTAATCAGTATTACGCAATTGGAAATGTAAAAGAAGCAAATGAATGTTATGCTATTGCTGAAAAAATTCGTGGTATGACAGATTCAGATAAAGCAGTGATTATTGCTAAACTTTGGGAAGCAAAGAAAGATGGTAAATTCAATGGCTAAATGTGTTTATTGTGAAGCTGAATATTCAGATGAGCGAAGCGAAGCCGGTTATGATTATTGTATGGCTGATGCTTGCTATAAACAAGGGATTAATAAATCTGAACTTGAATTTCGCAAAATTTATGTTCCGGCTTTACTTCATAAGTCAAATTACTTTTGGGTTAAAAGGTCAGAACTGAAAACACTAAATGTCCGAGCTGATTTGGAGCAATAAAATGACACTAGAAATAAACAATGAAAATGGTTGGTACAAATGCTCATCTTGTGGTGAAGCAGTAAAACCAGTGTTTTGGGGAAAAAACAATAATTGGAATGGTTTTACCCTGAAACAAGTTGATAGCGGTATGTATTTCAAAATTTATGGTGGTTACGCTGAATTTTTTGACACTGTTGGTGAAAA